TATTTATGAGAGGGGCTATGGGTCTTGACTGTGATGGTACATGGAAATCATGTATCAACTTAGCAAGAAAGAACTACGCCACTATGGAACATAAAGGTAAAGTTAAGTTAACGGTTAACACCATTAAATCTAAAAAGTTACCAATCTACATTGAGAAATTCTTAGATAAAGGTGTTAACCATTTACTTGAGGGTCAGGGTAAAGAGTTTGTTGAGTGGTATTATGAATACGTTACTAAAATATTTAACCAAGAAATCCCATTAATGGAAATCGCACAACGTGCTAAAGTTAAATTAAGTCTTGATGATTATCATAAACGTGCGACTCAGAAAACAAAATCAGGTGGTGCAATGTCAAGAATGGCCCATATGGAATTAGCCCTTAAACACGGTTTAAATGTGAATCTTGGTGATGTTATATATTACGTTAATAATGGTACTAAAGCCTCTCACGGTGATGTTCAAAAAGTTAACCAACCAAAGAAGGGTTGGTCTCAAGAACAAATTGATTTGTTTTTCTCAGATAGTGTGACCAACAAAACAAGTTTTAAAGAAAAAGAAAAGTTCTTATTAAACAATGGATGGGAACAATCTTGGGCCGATAATAACTGGGTTCGTAGTGATGCTAAAAATAAAGAAGCTAATACGGGTATCCCAACTGACATAGCGTATAGATTAGCATCAACTGATTCTGTAGTTCAACTTAACTGTTATATGTTAGATAGTTCAGATATTGAAACTAACCCTAATATGACAGGTGAATATAATGTCCCAAGAGCGATTACAGTATTCAATAAAAGAATTGAACCATTACTTATTGTTTTTAAAGATGAGGTTAGGGAAAATCTTTTAGTTACAGACCCTGAAGATAGAGGGTTCTTTACTACTGACCAATGTGAATTGATTAATGGTAAACCATTTAAAGAAGAAGACCAAGACACCGTTGAGGATTTGTTAACTATTACCGACCAAGAATTAGACTTTTGGGGAAGTGTGGGTATTAACCCTGATTACATTTACGACTTGGCTAGTGAAGGATATGATGAGTTTGTATAGATAAGTTTAACAGAGGGAAGTCAATTTCCCTCTGTGACTTTAATTATCTAATTTCAAACCATCTGAAGATAATATATACCAATTATTATTGATATTAAAAAATTCAACACTTGCACCTTTATTCATTAAAATTTCATCATATTCTTCATCAATTTTACCCATAAATGGTTTTATAACCGCGTTAGTTAATGTTTTAATTGTGATTGATGTTGTTGTTGATGAATCAAGAATTATTTTAGATGACGGTGTGTTTCTAATCAGTAATAAATTTTCACCATTAGTTCTATATTCGTTAGATTCTATAATCTTAACTACAATACCGTCATCGTAACTAAATGAATTCACACTAGTATAATGTTTATTACCAATAGTCTTTTTATTTATTAATGTTTTCATAATTAAATAACATAGATACCTCTCGGCATTGCTCTGAACTTTAATTGTTTATTTAAGTTTTCCGCAATTAATGCTTCACGTTCCATAACCTTTTCAGGTTTAAGTCGAGTTAATCTACCATCAGCACCGATTAATTCTTCAATTAATTTAGATTTTTCACTGGCACCTTCAGTTGCTAGTGTTTGATAATCCATAGTTAATTCAGAATCAGGAGTTTTTAAGTTACCACTATATTTCCCTCTAACTCTTGATAAAGTTTCTTTACAATAAGCAATAAACCATCTTCTCACCCATTGTTGTGCTGGGTTATTTAGTTCACCCCAAGTCATATTATCAAAAGGTACGTCAGACGGTAATTTAATAATATCAGGATTATCTTTTAAACATTTGTCTCTATCACCTTGATTAGTGTCATAATACCAATACCAAACTCTACCTCTCATTAATGTAGCGTTACCAAAGTCAAATTTACCACCAGGTGTGTTCATTAAATGAACCGCCTTTTTACCTTCAGGTAATGCGGTTATGGTGTAAGTTAAATCACCACCGATAATTCTTCTCTTTAGATTGATGTCTTGCATTCTTAACAACATATCAAATCCTGGCATCATGAAATATGAACCTGAGTACCCCATTTGTGTATAACCCGCAGGTCCTCCAAAACCAGCACCACCTAACGCACCAAATGACCATGGGTCAAATAAAATGTTGTTTAACGCATTTGGAGTAAACCACAATAATTCATTAATCTCTCTACCTGCAGGGATTTCATAAATTTGTTGATTTTGATGTAATTGTATAAAATCTTTTTTAAGTTCCCAATCACCACCCGCTTGTAACCCAACTATTTTAGAATAGGCGTAAGTATATCTTGTTTCCCAATCTAAACTTTTAGTTAAAAAAGCCCTTGATAATGATTGTGTATCTAAATTAAGATTATATAATGAAGTCCATTGTGATTCTATTAACCAATCTTGTACGTATTGGGAATAGTCACCAATAGAAAACTCTAATAATGAATCCATTTGTTCATCATCTAATTCGACTGAACGTAATGGGGCTCCTAACAAATGTCTTACTTTTTTGTATAATGAGCTTCTTTCGGGTTCTGGGATAATTGACATATCTATTTGTTTATATATAAATATTTAACAAAGTCGATATTCTACATCATTTGGTGAAACTTGTACTTCTATTTTTTTTAAGACATCAGAATTTTTAACGTATAAATACCCATCAATTTTACTACCCCTATATTCAGGTTTGATTCTAAACCTAATAGATAAACGTTTTTCTTCACAACTTCTTTGACCAACATTAGACCAATACAACTCAATATATTCTATGGGTATAATAGTATGATTATCGTAAACCATACCTGTCAAATTTGATTTTATTCTTTCTAAGTAGTTACGACCTTTAACAACAATCCATTCATAAATTGCTTGTATGACTTTATTATAAACATCCATATGAGTTGGTTTATATTGTTTGTTTTCACTTTGTTTAAAAACTGAAAAAAACTCTGATAAATAACTATCTATGTTAGTATCCATTTTCTTTATTTCAAAATTAGAACCTGATGGGAACACTTCAATTTTTTCACCATTCTCTTCAATGTATAAAGGTGTTTGAGAAACAACGTCGGCTTTAATTGGTGTTTTTTGTTTTAATGAGTTTGAAATACAGTATTTAATATCTTTTAATAAATTTTCAAATTCTTCGTCACTTAAATCTTTAAATTGATAAACTATCTGTAAGAAATTTAAATCTACTTTATCACCACATTTATAACTCAATGATAAACCCGTTCTTTTTTTATTAAATTGTGGGGTATCTATAAAATGATTTTCGTATTTTGTATATTCTTTTGTTCTGGCGTTTCTGATGATATCATCTAAATCATCAGGTATACTATTCATTTTTTTTAATGCTTTTAACTGTGTTTTTGTTACGTCATCATTAAAATCTTTATCTAATATAAAATCAGAAATAGTTTTTAAAGTATATACGGTTTTTTCGGGGGTATCTAATGATAATTGAAATATTCTAGGTAAAAGTCCCACATTTTTCCAACCAAAGAATTTGTACAACACCCCAACTGAATCATTTAATATTTTTTCTAAATCATCACTTAAATTAGGTCTTAAATCTCGTAATTGACAAGACGGACTTTCAGGGTTTTTAGATTTTTTACATAATTTATTTAAATAATCGGGTTCTTCTTCAAAACCAAATTCTAGTTGACTTTCAAACAAAAACCAATATTGTTCTTCATTAATAATAAATTTCATACAAATAAATATCTTTTAACTTTTATTTGATATGTTGTATTAAATTTTTTGTTGGTATGACAAATTTACCTTTAATTATTTTAGTATCCGAATTATCAAAAACATAAACATCAACTTCGTTTTTAGCAAACACTAACCAATCGGTTGAGTATTCTTTAACTTGACCTGTGTCATTCATAATGTACTTACCATTTTGTATATCAAAACTTTTATATGGTTTAATTTGTGCGGTCAATATTTTGTCATTAATTTTTACTTGACAATCAATACCTTTAAGTGCGTCATCTGAATTACCTAAACTACCAATCTTCACAACATTATCTTCACCATATACCTCCTTCATTCTTTTAACCGCATATTCTTCGATTAAATCCCCCAATGCGTTGGTACTACCAAGGGTTGCCATAATGTTTTCAAATGTTGATGACGACAATGAAAATATCCTTGTTTTGTATTGGTCAACAATAGATATTAATCTTTGTACGTCTTTAATTTGTTCACCAATATCTTTACCTCTAAAATCAATTGGGGGTTGACCTGTTTTTCTTAACAGTTTATTAATATCACTAGTTAGTATACAAAAGATTTCATAATTAGTATTCATTTTATTGATGACTGACCTACCTCGTGTTTCAAGGTCATATATACCCGCCATTTCATTTGGTCCGTAATCATTTTTTTCAAAATAATTGTTTGGAAATACCGATTTAATTATTTTATCAATACCGTGACGATAAACGTTTTTAACGTATTTGTTAGTATTGAATAATTCTCTATAAATTAAAACCTCATCTCTACTACATCTCTCTGACGTACTTTCGGTAATGATACGTCTTAATCTAACGTTTTCATTTATTTTAGTTTGTGTTTTCATTTTTAACAACTCATTAACAAATTCCCAATTTACACATTTCCAAAAATTACGAATATATTCGTCTCTTTTGTTTCGGTATTTTAAATAATAAGCATGTTCCCACAAATCTAAACCAAGAAGTGGATATCCCCCATTTGTTATAATGTTCATTAATGGATTATCTTGATTGGGGGTTGATAAAATTTTAAGGGTTCCTCGTTTAGTTAAAACTAACCAAACCCAACCTGAACCAAAACGGTTTTTAGCTACAGATTCAAACTTAGTTTTAAATTCTTTAAAATTCCCAAATGATGTCGTTATTTTTTTTAAAACAGGTCCATTACAATCCTGTTCTTTAGGTGATAACATTTTCCAAAACAATGCGTGGTTAAAAGCACCACCAGCATTATTTCTAATTGTTTTATTGTACTTACTTATTTTTTTAATGATATCCTCAAGTTCAACATCACCATATTCTTTTTTAGATAACGCGTCGTTTAATTTTTTAACATAACCTTTGTAGTGTTTGTTATAATGAAAGTCCATTGTTTCAGCGTCAATGAAATTTTTCAATGCGGAATAGGCGTAAGGTAATTTTTCAATACCAATTTTCTTAGCTTCAGTTAATAAACTTTTTTTTGCTGAGTGTCTTTTTATATCTTCAGTAAGTAATTTTACTTTTTCTTCTAACGATTTCATATTCTTATTTTATTTCTATAAATAAGCCGAAACCTTAAAATGTCACTTAGAAAGTATACGATTCATAATCTCTTGAACAACATCAGACCTGTCAATGTTATCACCCATAACAGTATCAATAATGTTCTTTTTATTTGATAAAATATCATATATTGCACCTTCAATAGTGTTTTCAAATATTGGGTAATAAATTGAAACACTATTCTTTTGACCAAATCTATAAGCTCGGTCTTCAGCTTGTTGGTGGTCTGAAGGAACAAACGATAAGTCATTCATGATACAAGCCTCACCAGCGGTGAGAGTAATTCCAACACCCGCGGCTTTTAAGTTACCAACAAATACTTTAATCTTGTCGTTTTCTTGAAATTGGTCTACCGCATGTTGACGATGAGGTTTTGAACACGACCCATCTAAATAAACCGCTTGTTTACCAAAGTGTTGATATATCTGTTGTAATGTATCTGTGAAGTTTGTGAATATAATAACTTTTTTATCTTGGTCAATTATGTTTTGTGCTAATTCTATTGTCGTTTTAATTTTTTCTTCGGCAATTATTTGTCTCACCTTCATCAGTTTACTAAACTGAATTGTTAATGAAGATGATTCTTCTTTTTTATTTTCGTACCAATC